ATGACCGCGTCCACAGCCAATCCGCCGCCAGGCAGCACCGGCCAGACGCCCTACCGCATCCTGCTCGACGAGGTGGGTGCGTTCGTCTACACCACCGACCTTTCCGGCCGCTACACCTACGCCAACCGGCTGGTGCTGGATCTGCTCGGCCCGTCGTTGCAACTGGAGGACGTGCTCGGCAAGAGTTTCACCGATTTCGTCGATATCGGCGAACATGGCGCCGAGCTGCGCCAGAGCGACCGCAGCGTGCTCGATGACGGCCAGACCATCGCCCGCGAGGAAACCAATTTCATCCACGCCACCGGCGAGTGGCGCACCTACTGGTCGATCAAGAAACCGCTGCGTGACGCCACCGGCGCCATCACCGGCCTGATCGGCATCTCCCACGACATCACCGCCAAAAAGCGCCTCGAAGACGCCGTGCGCGAGCAAAAGAAATTGCTCGACACCATCCTCGACAACATCGACGCGCTGGTCTACATGAAAGGCGCCGATCGCCGCTTCCTGTACGCCAACCAGCCGGCGGCGCGCGTATTCGGGCAACCGGCCGAACACATCGTCGGCCGCCTCGACAGCGAACTGATGCCGCCGGCCGTCGCCGATCGTTTCTGGGCGCAGGACCAGAAAATCCTCGCCAGCGGCAAGCGCCACGTCAGCGAGGAAACCTTCGTCGACGCCGCCGGTCGCCGTCGTCATTACTGGAGCGTGATCGTACCTTGGACCAGCCCGGAAGGCTCGCCGGCGCTGATCGGCCTGAGCACCGACATCACCGAGCTGCATGCGCTCAAGGAGGAACTGGAACGGCAGGCGCGGGCCGACAGCCTCACCGGCCTGGCCAACCGCCGCCACTTTTTCGAGCGCGCCGCCGCAGAGTTCGCGCGCTGCCGCGAGCATGGCCTGCCGCTGAGCCTGATCGCGATCGACCTGGACCACTTCAAGCAGATCAACGACGTGTACGGGCATCCGATCGGCGACCTGGCGCTGGCGCACTTTGCCGCCTGCTGCCGCAAGGCGGTGCGCGCCACCGACCTGTGCGCCCGCACCGGCGGCGAGGAGTTCTGCGTGCTGCTGCCGGAAGTCGGCGGCGACGACGCCTGCGCGACCGCCGAACGCATCCGCACCCTGCCATGCGATCTGCATACCGCCGGCCTGCCGGCGGATCTGCGCCTGACCGCCAGCCTCGGCCTGGTCGGAATGGCCCCCGACGACCACGACTTCGACGCCTTGTTCCGGCGCGCCGATCGCGCGCTGTATGCGGCCAAGGCGCAAGGCCGCAACCGCACCGTCAGGCTGCCGCCGGTGGCGTGAGTTCAGCCGTCAGACCGGGCGGAATTCCGCGAGTCGGCCAACAACGTGAACTCGAGCCGCGCGGGCGCATCGTCGACGACATGCACCGGCACGTTGGCGTCGTGGATGCCCGGATCGACACCGACGCGGTAGATCAGCGGAACCCGCATCGGCAGGGCCCGGCGCAGCGCGCGGTTGTCCGGATGCGCCGCGCGGACGCGCCGGATCGGCGTCGCGGCATTTGCAGGCGATCATCGCCACACCCGGATCGCGCACATGCGCGCAAGGCGAATCGAGGCAGGTCTGGATGCTCGATGCCGCGCCGTCGCAGGCGAGCGGCGCCGGCTTGAAGATGCCCTTCTGCTGGTTCCGGATCGGGATGCGCTGGCCATGCAGCACGATGCCCACAGCAAGACTCGCGCTCGGGATGCGCCCGCCGACGCGATCACCGCGATCACGAAGTTGACGAACCTCGGCGATGGCGGCAGCGCGAACTACCTCGTCGTAGGACATGGCCGTGACCTCGAGATGGCTCGCCATCGATCGATTCCCGCAACCTGCGGGTCGATCTGCGCCGATGATGGCCGCGATTTCCCGTTCCGCGCGGAAAAAGCAGTGCTCTCGACGAACACGATCCGGGCGCCACCCAGTCACCGACCGATCTGGCCCGCTCGCCAAAATTGCAAGCCACGACCACCGCGTTCGCAGGCAGCACGCATCACTGCGGTATACTTGACGCCCGGGCACGTGCGTTCAACGCAAGTACGGCGTGTCCGCCGTCAAGAATGGCCACCCGCAAAACGCGCTCGTAGCTCAGCTGGATAGAGTATTGCCCTCCGAAGCCTAACTGGCATGCATGTCGCAAAATGCATCGCTCGGCGCGATTCGGCGTCTTACGCCCAATCAATGACTTGCGCGGGCCGTCATTCTGGGAGGCCGACCCGGATTGGCGCCGATTTGGACAGACTGCTGGCACGGTGATAAGGTCCGACCCGACCTTTTCCTGAGTATTTCCCACCGTGGGCACGCGGTCGCAGCCATCGGAAGTTGCGTCTCCCGCCCCCGGCTCGCGTGAGCAGGTCGATGCCCCGACGGAAACCCGGATCGCACGACTCCCCGCAGGTGTGCTGCTGACGCCGATCAAGGTAGCGGGTGAAGCGGCACAGGGCATCGCCGAGGTCGAGTGGACACTCGGCTGCCTCACGCCGCTGATTTCGGATTGGCCCGAGTCTCCCCTGGATGAGCAGGGGTGAGATATTTGAGGGGGTCGAGGCGCGATATTTGCCGGAAGACGCCGGAAGATCAAGGAAGTGGGCGGCGTGGCATTGCAACGTCGTTGCGCGTGGGGAAATTACAGCAAGGCCATCTGTTCGACCGAACCGGAGCGCCGAAGACTGGCGCGTCTGATCAACAGGCGGATGCCACGCTCGGTCATGTTGTATTTCCTGATGAGCTGCTGCCAGGACATGCCGCCGGCATGGTCCGCGAGGATGCTCAGTTCGCGCCGGGAGAGTCGGTAGGCCGATCCCAGTGGGAACGACATCATCTGGCCGCCGAAATCCTCGGCGAGCCCGTCGGCCACGGCCGCGCCGATGTGCTCGGCGATGTCCGCACAGATGCCAAGGGAGAGTGCCGTCTCTTTCGCCCTGTCTGCGACTTGGGCGTACATCTCGGCCCGCCTGGCTTTCATCGGCTTCATCAATGCATCGCCTCCCGGCGAGGCCGCTCGACGACGTCGTAGAGATCGAGGTCCATCACTGAGCCTGCGCGCGCTTCCGGCGCCGGTTGGCGTCGATCTGGAGCGCCGCCACCAGCTTGTGCAATTCGTCGGGGCGCAGCCATTCGAGTCTGGCGCGGCCAAACATGCGCCGCGCGATGCCATGCGCGTAGGGCCAGTCGCGGCCAGACTCGGCGAGGATCGCGCCGATCTTGCCCAGCATCGCCTGCTGCGCGGCGGCGACGTTCGGGGCGTGCGTTGGTGCCGGCACGGCCTGGCGCATCTGCCGTGCCGCGCCAGCACCGAGGCGGTGCATTTCGTCGAGCACCCGGGCGCGATCGCGCGCCGCCAGATGGGCGGCGCTGCGCTGGCCAGTGATGCGCTCCAGCAGCGCGCGATAGCTGTCGTCATCGAGCGCCAGTTGCTTGGCGCCGGCGTGGATGGCGGCCAGTTGCCGGGTGCGCAGCGGCGCGCGGGGGATGGTTCGGCGGGCGTTCACGGCTGCGGCTTGTCCTCGAAGCGCACCAGCTCGGGCCGCTCGGGGTGGCGCAGCAGCGTCCACGGAAAGGCATCGGGCGAGCGCAGCTCGATGTAGCGCAGGGCGCGGGCGACGGATGCCTCCGCGAAGGGGCGGATGGCCTCATCACGCCATTCGGTGTCATCGATGTTCCACCACAGGTGGCCGCCGTGTTCGCTGCCGACGGCGTAGCACTCGATCTCGCTGCGCACCACGGTGTCGGCGATTTCGATGGCGGTGTTCAACAGCCGCGCGCTGTGCTCGCGGTGGCTGCGCTGATCGGCGCTCAGGCTGGCGGTGGTGGCGCTCACGATTGCACCTCCTCAAGCTGGGTTTCGGCCGGCACGATCACGAAGTCTTCTTTCTGGGTCAGGCTGATGCCGCCGACCTGCTTGGCCACGTCCGGTTCCTTCAACAGGGCTTCTTTGTCGATTTCGACCTTGGTGCGCAAAAACCGCCCCAGACCGAGCTTTTGCAGGGTGCCGATCACCGCCTCGGCACCGCGCACGACGATCGACGGCGGCCGCAGGCGCCAGCGCACTTCGCCGGTGGCGAACAGGTGGGTTTTGACCTTGCCGGACTGCGTCAGCTCGGCCCGATGGGCCTCGCACCAGCCGTTGATGGCGCGGGTCAGCTCGGCGATGCGCTCGGCATGCGGCTTGGCCTGCGCTTCGTAGTCGGCGCGGATGGCGGCCAGTTCGTCGTTCATGGCCGCCTGCACGCGATCGCGCTCGCGCTGGCGCTGGCCGATCTCGGCGATGGCCTCGGCGGTCTGCTCGCGCGACTGGCAGATGTAATGCTCGGCGGCGGGGAGTTTTTGGCGGGTGGCGCGGGACATGGGCTTACTCCTTATGTGATGCCTCGGCGACAGCCGAGTCGGGGAAGATGGTTTTCAGGGCGCGGTCGAACATTGCCTCGCGGCGTCGTTCGGCCTCGACGCGCTCGACGCAGCTCTGCGCGGTGCGCACGGCGTGGGTGGTGCAGGCATCGAGCCAGGCTTTGCGGATGGCGCGGCCCGATTGCACATGCACGTCGAAGAACACGGCGACATCCTTCACCGACGGCGGCAGCCGGCGGCGTCCGGCCCAGAGGGCGAACTCGAAGTAGCGCTGCATCGCGCTGCGGCGGTGGCTCATGGCGTCGCACCGTCGGCGTCGTCGCGGGTGGCGATGCGATACGGGTCGGCGAGGTCGCGCAGCGCCTCGCCGAGCACCGGCGGCAATTCGTCGTCGTCCTCGGCTGGCTTGGCCAGCGCCTGCCCGACACCGAGCACGCGCCGTTCCAGCCATTGCACCTTGCAGCCGCGCACGGTGGCGACCATCGTCCGGCGCTGGATGCCGCAGATGGTTTCGCGCTTCGCCAGCACGCCGTGGACGAAGCGATCCGGGGCGGCGTCGATGTCCAGCACCGGCATGCGCTCGCCGAGTTTGACCCGCAGCACCGCCGCGCCGAGCGCATCGAGGTGGGCAATGGCCGCCGCAGCGCGGCTCCATTGAGTGGAAAGATGGACGTTGCTGGCGTTCATGCGTGGGCCTTGGCGTTGGATGTGGCTTTGTCGGGTTTTTGCGATTCCCGATTCCCGTTTCCCGATTCCCGGCGCTCAAGCGGCAAGCCGAGTTGCCCGCGCAGATCGGGCATCGCCACCCGGCGCAGCGCGCCGATCTGGGTGAGGCTGGTAATGGCGCGGTCGAGCAAAAACTCGCAGGTCTCGTCCAGCTCGGCATCGTTGGCGGCCATGAAGTAGCCGTGCACCGGCGTGGCGCAGACCGGATGCCCGATGCGGCGCAGCTCGACCACGATCTGGCGCAGGTGGCGCTCGCCCTGGGCGGTGGCGAAGCCGCAGATCGCCTGCACGCACTGGCGCGCGGTCAGGGCGTTCGCCGCGCCGACGTGGTCGGCGAGGAAATCCAGCACCGTCGCGGGCGTCAACAGGCGCTCGTACTTCGGCGCTTGCAGCTCGTCGATCAGCTCGGTCCGGTTGTTGTCGGGTGCGGGAGTGTTCATATCACGCCACCCGCATCACGTCGGCCGTCACCATCGGCGCGCCCAGCTCGGCAGCCCGGTTCATCGCCGCCACCAGTGCGTTATGGACGGCCAGCGGAAACAGCAGCGAACCGTCGCTGCGCGTCGGCGTCAGCTTCGCGCGCAGCGCCTCGATCGCGCCGCGATCGGCCACCTTGTCCAGCAGCAGCCCGATGCGCTTGAAGCGGTGCGCCAGGTAATCGCCGAGGCTGGTGCCAAGCGATGGCAGCGTCACGATTTCGATTCGCTGCACCACTTCGCGCACTTCCGGGTTGTGCTCGGAAAGCTTCACCGCCAGCTCGGGCTGTCCGATCAGGATCACCGACAGCAACGGCCGCAGGCCATCCTTCAACTCGCGGAAGCGCTTGAGGTGCTTGAGCGTGGCCAGCGGCAGGCTGTGCGCTTCCTCGATCACCAATACATGGCTGTGGCCGGCGCGCGAGCTGTCGCGCAGCGACTCATGCAACTGCCGAAAGCGCGCCTCCGGGCTGCTCTTGGTCTTCGCCAGCGGCGCCACACAGGCCATGATCGCCTCGGCGATGTGCTGGCTGCGCAGCGTCTTGCCGATGGCGTCTGTGCCCTCCATCGCCAGCACGTAGGGCTCGATCACGATCACCGGCTGCTCTTCACGGCCGATGCGGTCGATCAGTTCCTCGCGCAGGGTGCTCTTGCCCGCGCCGCTCTCGCCGATCACCGCCAGGAAGCCGCCGTAGCGAGCGACCTGGTACATGCTCTCGCGCACGTAGCGGATGTCCTGGCTGAGAAACACGTCCTCGGCCGATGCCGGCTCGGCGAACGGATCGGCCCTCAGGCCGAAATGACGCCGCGCCTGCGGCGTGAGGTTGTGCTTGCGGAGCAACATGGCGGTTTCCTCGGTTGGTGGGGTGGTCTCGGGTTCGTCGTCCAGCCATTGCGATGGCTTCGGCACGCCGCGCGCGCGCAGGAGAGCGGTGATGCGTTCGGCGACCGCGTCGCGGTCGTAACAGCGCGGCAGCGAGCCGTGGTTGATCAGGCTGCTCAGCGCCGGCCGGCTGATGCCGGCGGCGGTCGCCAGGTCGGCATGCTTGATGCCGTGCTCGGCGGCGATGGATTTCAGGCGGAGGGTCATGCCGCACCGCCTTCGATCAGGCGCAGTCGCGGCATCAGCTCGACCGCCCACGACTCGATCGCATCCACCGGCACGCCATCGGGCCAGCGGCTCGCCGTGCGCAGGTACATCGCCGGCGTCCACGTTCCGCCAGCGCGCTCCACCAGCGGCTTGAGCGCGGTTGCCGCCGCCGCGTGATCCAGCAACGGGAACTCGGCGCGAATCGGCGCCGGCTCGATGATCCCGGCGATCACCGACGGCGCTTCGACATTCGAGGGCATGCCGGCGCGCGCAATCGCGGGCGCGATCGTCGCATCGTCCACATGCTTGAGCGCATCCAGCCGGCCGCGGAACGGCAGTCGCTTGGCCTTTCGTGCCGCCAGCGCCTCGGCCTGGCTGCTGACATCCAGCACCAGCTGCTCGATCGCTTTGTCGCGCGCCTGCGCTGGCGTGTCCGGCAGCCCCTTGAACTCGGTCCCGATCCGGGCGGCGCCGCCGACGAAACCGAAGTCGTCATGCACCAGCCTCGGCGCCAGGAAATGGGATTGCTCGCCGTCGGCGCCCTCGACCAGCACGCGCGCGCAGTCCGGTTGCAGCGCGTTGCGCACCACCTGCACCTTGCGCGGCCATCCGCCCGGCATCTGGCGCACGTCGTACACGTGGCCTTCGAAGCGGATCAGGCCATCGCGGACCTTGCACTCCTTCGGGTGCGAGTTGGGCAATTGCAGCAGCACCTCGACGGCCGGCGCCAGCGTCAGCTGCTCGGGCGAGATGCGCAGCCAGCCGTCGCGGCGCGTCATCTTCGTGCGGCTGTGCTCCTTCGTCGCATTGAAATGGCGCATCCAGCGCTGCGCCTTCGCGTTGAGTTCCGCGATGCTGGTGACCGGCGCTTCGAGCTTCAGGCAGGCCTCGAAGTGCGTCTCGATGAGGTAGTGCGCGTTCTCCACCTGCCCGGTAACCCGCGAACTGCCCGGTGCGTGCGGAATGTGGCGCACGCCCAGCGCGCGCAGGAAGTTCGCCATCGGCCCGTTCTTGAAACCGGGGCCCGGATCGGACATCACGATGCGCGGCACCCCGTGCATCGTCCCCAGCGTGCGCTGGGTCATCGCATGAATCAGCGCCGCCAGCGCATTGGCCGCACTCTCTGCACCCTGCACGTACAGCAACTCGAACGCGCCGGAGGCGTGATCGGTCACGGCGTAGCGCCAGATGCGCCGGTCGGTGATCTTCTCGAAGTTCTTCGGCTTGCCGCGATAGTAAACGGACTGCTCCATCACCCGCGCGCCGTCGTCCGCGAGGTAAAATTGCCGGCTCACCGACGCATCGATCTGCCAGCACCAGTTCGGATGCGGGCTGGCGAGCTGTATCGCCGGGCCATCGCCACCCATCTGATCGACGCTGTAGCCGTACGCGCGCAGACAGCGGCGGATGGTCGATTCGCCAAGCGGAATCCATTCGCCGGTGCGCTCGTCCACGCGTGCGGCCTGGATATGGCCGTTGGCACGCAGAATCTGCACCGCGTCCATGATCGGCAGCGCGCCGGTGCCGGTCAGGCGCGTCGTCTCGCGCACCAACGCCCAGATCAGCTCGGCCTCGTCGCGCCGCAGTGCCACGTCGCCCTTGTCCACCCGCCGCTTGCGCGGCGCCTTGAGCACCAGCGCGTCCAGCCGCCGGTAGGCCGTCTGCACGCTCACGCCCAGCTCGCCAGCCAGCCGCGCCACGATCGCGCGTTTGCCGCCGTGTCTGGCGGCGTTCCAGTCGCGGATCGCGAGCGCGATCCGGGGATCATAGGCGGCCGAGTCCATGCGCTGGCTCCTAGCCGACGACGTGCTTGACGTGGGCGAGCGGCTTGGAGATTCCGCCCAGGTCGAGCGCGCCGAGCGGCGCAAGCACCAGGTTCAGCACCTCGATCACCAGTGCCGACAGCGCCTCGTCGTGATCGGCGATGCCATGCTCGTGCAGGTGCGCCTGGAAGCCCTCGACGCTCGCCATTGCCTGGCGCAGCGACGCGCGCGCGCCGGCCATGTCCTTTTGCAGCTCCAGCAGCATCTGCTGGGCCTTCTTGTCCGGCGTGATGCGCCGCAGCAGCGCTGCGCGCGCGGTGGCTTCATCGAGCTTTTCCGACAGCTCTGTCTGCCGCTCGGCCAGCGACTCGTATTCCCGGTTGCGTTTGTCCAGCTTGTCGGCAAGCTGCTCGTTTCTCTTGTTCTGCCGCGCGATCAGTTCCTCGGCCAGATCCAGCACCGCCTCCTTGTCGCCGGCCTGGGCGACCTCGGCGAGCGCCGCCTGGTCGTCGGCCGGCAGCCGGCGGTACTGGCGCAGCTCGCGGTAGCCGATGCCCATCCGCGACATGGATTCCAGGGCGGCTTCGCCGAAGGCCTTGAGGTTGGCGATGTCCTGGTTGGCCTTCTCGTCGCTCATGCCGAGCAGGCGGCAGAAGCTCTCCCAGGTGCCGTCGCACTCCAAACGTTTGGAGTTCGACACACCGGCAAGTGTTTGATATAGCTTGTTTTCCTTGATATAGGCCAGCTTTGATATCGAGATTGTTTGGGAAAATTGCGCGAATGCCTCGGCCATCTGCACCTGCCCGAGCAACTGATTGATCAGGTCGCGCTCGGCGCTGTAGTTGTCTTGCACGGCGTGCATCAGCGCCGTGTTGGCGTTCATCTCCGCCACGGCATCGGGGTTGATCTCAAGCGTGTGCATCGGCTGCGTGGCCATCGGCTTGCGGCCGCGCGGGGCCGGGTCTTTCACGGGCATGGGTAGCTCCTGGTGGGTTACGGTTGGCGGGAAAAACGGTTCTTGAAATCGGCGCTGATGCGGTCCTCTCGGGCCACCTCGTCGGCATGCAGCAGGGCGATCTGCACCAGCCGCGGCGTGAGGCGCCAGTGGCCCTCGTTCTGCTGCACCTTCTCGGCGATGCCGTCATCGGCCAGCCGCTGCAAGGCGCGCAGGGTGGTGGGCGGCGATTGCTGCACACCCTGGGCGATGTCCTTCAGCCGCAGCCCGCTGCGGCTGTGGCCGGCGAGCGCGAAGACGAGTTGCCAATGCAGGCTCTGGGTGCTCATGCCCGGCGCTCCGGCATGGAGGAACCGCCGCCGGTGGCAGACTGGGAGGCACGACCCGACCCATCACCACCGACGGAGGCTCCATATGAGCGACCATGCAATCGAAGCGCTGCGACGCGAAGTCGCGCAACTGCGCAACGAACTTGCCGCAGAAGTCGATTGGGCCAACGGCATCCACCATCTGTTGCTGGCGGTGCTGCCATCGCTGTTGCGAGGCCATCCGGAAGTGGAGAAGGTTCGCGGCGTGTTGGCGGCGGCGGCGAAGAAATACGACGAGCTGCTGGCGCATCCGCATCGCGCACGTCCAGACGAACGGCTTGGCTTGTACGAGGCGAAGAAGAGCGCATATCGCGCGCTGGCTCAGTTGGGTGTATGGCCTGGTGGTGATCCTCCGGAAGCGACGATGGATGCCCTACCAAGCGCAGGTATTCGACCGCCTCATCAAGAGTGAACAACGCCGTACCGTTGGCGCGGGTGGTTTCTGCGACCAGTGCCTGAGCGATCTGGGTGATGGTGTTCATGCGCGATCCTCGGGATGGGCGGAGCCGCCGCCGGTGGCAGACTGGGAGGCACGACCCGACCCACCACCACCGACGGAGGCTCCAATGGACGACATGCGCCGCTGGCTGGAATCCGCAAGCCAGCTATGCAATGACCTGCTGCCAGAAGGTTTCGATCCGGTGCGTGACATCGCCGGCTTGTCGCCGAACGAGCACGTGCGCATCGTCACCGAGCAGGCAGAATGGGTGAATGCCGCGCTGCTGGCGCTGGCGGTAGCGCCTGATGTACACGCAGCGCGCGCCTTGGTGGCGCGATTGCCGGGCGAGGCGATCATCGCGCTGTTCTCCCGTTGGGCGCACTACCAGGCAGGCTGGCAACGGCTTGCTCAAACAGCGGACGCAGCGTCTCATTGGGTTCCACCGCATCAAGTATGGCGAGCCGTGCCGCTGGCGATGGCCGACGACCGCCCGCGCGCGACAGAGATTGCAATGCGGATTTGGCCGGAGGCTGAAGCAGCGTTTCCAGCGCTACATTGAGCCAGTTCAAGGCGTTCATGCCGCACCGCCCATCAGCAACCCCAGCCGGCGCGCGCTGCGGCGGTGGTAGGTGATGCTGGCGACCGATTTGCCCAGCGGGCCGGCGATCTGGGCGCGGCTTTGGCCTTGCGCGGTGGCCTCGGTGACGGGGCGCACCCAGGGCCGCACCTGATCCAGCGCGCGGGCGTAGCGCTCGGTGACGGCGTGCAGTTCGGATTCCAGGGCGTTGAAAGCGTCCAGGAACGCAATCTGCCAAGCCATCGCATCGCGGCCCGTGAATCGCATCGCCAGCAGCGCGAAACCGTTGTGGGTGATGCGGTATTCCGGCAGGGTGCGACCGCTCCGGTCGAGGTAGGAGCTGGGCTGAAAATTCAGCCCAGTGAACGCCGGATTCGGCGTCTCGGCGAACAGCTTTTCAATGGTCTGGAGCACGTTCTTGTGGCGCTTCCCGAACCGCTCGGCCACCGCGCGGCTGGTGGTGAACGGCTGGCCGTCGGTGGACAGGAACAGCGACTGGCGAGCCGCCAGCGGATTGGGCAGGTTCAGGGCGATCTGGGTGATGGTGGCGTTCATGCCGCCTCCTGCACGCCAGCGGCCTTGAGCACCTGCGCGCGTACCGCGCGGCCCTTCGGGCCTGCCCACGTGCCATACAGCGCTTGCCGCACCGCGCTGGGGTGCACACCGGCGCGGCGGCACCAATCGGCCAGGGTGGTGTGCTGTACCAGCAAGCCGGCGCGCACGCGCAACAGCAGCTCGCGGTTGATGACTTCCGGTTTCATATGAGGGGCATCGCGCAGGGTTGGCATGGCGGTATCCTTGGTGTCGATGAATAAACGTGGCGGGACAATCATGGTAGAGAAATATCTACCTGTCAATAGGTGTGGAGTAGATTTTTATGAACTTAGCCGAACGACTGAAAAGTGAACGCGATCGGCTGGGCTTGAGCCAAACCGAATTCGCAGCGCACGCCAGCGCGAGCAAGCACTCGCAAATCAACTGGGAGAAGGGCGCGGCCACACCCAATGCGGCGGCGCTGGAGGCGTGGGCCAAAATCGGCGTGGACGTGCTCTACGTCCTCACCGGCAAGCACGCCGACGGTTCAACGCCCGCGCCCGCGCCGCGCCTCACGCCCGCGCAGGCGGCGCTGCTGGACAACTACGCCGCATGCAGCCCCGCCGACCAGGACGCCATCCGGAGGCTGGCCGCTACGGCGGCGCAACCGCCCGCCCGCGTGATCCGCGCTGCCAGCAAGAGGAAATGACCATGCTGACCCGTGAACCGCTGTCCGACCACGCCGGCCTGCCGCTATTGCTCAAGCAGCCGCTGGACGCAGCCTGCGACCGGCAATGGGCCGAGCACAACGCCGCCATCGCCGACATCAACCACGCGCTGAATGTGTTGTGAGGCAAATCCCGGAACCAACCCAATCGACTTCACGTGAGGCACCAACATGGCCGACGACAAGAAAAAGGATCAAGGCAGCGAGCGCAGGGATGACATCGGCATCGGCAAACGCGAGCGTGGCAGCGAGTTCAGCGAACACACATCCAAAACCGTTACCATCAGCATCGAAAGAAAGCCGCAAAGCGTGCAAAGCACCGAGCCGGTGCCCACCCAGCCGCCAACTCGCAAGGGCGGCAAATAGAGCCTTCGGAGGGCGCATGTCGCAGGTCAGCCCACAGCAGCGTTTGACCGGCCTCACCCTCGATCAACGGTGGCTGGCGTTGAGCTTCGATCTTCGCCTGAGCAGCCTGTACCACACCGAGCGCAAGCGCTTTTTCAATCGGCTGCACACCTGCCTGGCAGCGATGTCGGCGGTGTTCGGGTCGGCGACGGTGGCGGCGCTGTTGATCGACGACATGCCGCAAGGCAAACACCTTGCGATCGCGTTTTCGTTCGTGGTGGCAGTCGGCGCGGCGCTGGATTCGGCGATCGGTTTTGCCCGCAGGGCCAACGATTACGGCGATCTGGCGCGCCGGTTCATCGATCTGGAACGCGCCTTCATCGCCGCCGAGGCGAGCGAGGAAGCCTATGCGCGTTTGCTCGCCGACCGCCGCGCGATCGAGGCCGACGAACCGCCAGCGATTCGGGCGCTGGTGAAGCGCTGTCATCGCGAACTGGCCCAGCACGATGGCTATCAGGACGGCGAGAACGGCATGCCCGCCGCCCTTGGATTCTGGCGTCGGCACTTCGCCCAGGTGCTGCCTTTCCGCTGAGTAAAAAGGTCGAAATCCGCCGCCGCATCCCCGGCCTCGATAGCCTTGCGTAGCTGTTGCGCGCAGTTCCAGTAGCAGATCGCGCCATGTTCGATCAGTCTCCGGCCCATCGGGTCCGGTTCGTGGTCAGCGCTGGCAAACTTGCTGCCGGCGATGCGCTCCCATGCGTCGGCGAGCCGTTTCAAGTCCGAATCGTCGCCTTGCGTGTCCATCTTCGCCCCTCCACGGTAAGGCTCGCAGTTTGTTCGCGCGCGCGCGAGGAAGTCTTTTGAACCAGGACAAATGACCGGCGCGTGAGGGCGCGGCACGCTGGGCCCATGCAGCTCAGCCCGCACTTTTGCCTTGACGAGTTCTGCCGCAGCCTCACCGCGGTGCGGCTGGGCGTGGACATGACGCCGCCGCCGACCGTGGTGGCCGCGCTCGATGCGCTGGTGCTGACCGTGCTCGAACCGCTGCGGCTGGTGCTGGGTTGTCCGGTGCGGATCACCAGCGGCTACCGGCCGGCGCGGCTGAATGCCGCCATCGGCGGCGCGGCGAACAGCCAGCATGTGCTCGGGCAGGCGGCCGACATCGAGGTGCCTGGCATGAGCATGATCGCGCTGTGCGATGCGGTGATCGCCGCGCGCCTGCCGTTCGACCAGTTGATCCATGAATTCGGCTGGGTGCATGTCTCGCACAAGCCCGACGGCCCGCAGCGCGGCCAGGTGCTGACCGCGCAGCGGGTCAATGGCCATGTCGAATACCACCCAGGGCTGCCGGCATGAAGCTGGTCGCTGACTGGCGCGAGGGCTGGCGCTGGGCGTCGATGCACGCAATGGCGTGGTCGGCGGCGATCTTGCTGGCTTACACCTCGCTGCCGCCGGCCTTCATCGCCCGCGTGCCGGAGTGGGCCGTCAACGCCATCGTCGCCGCCGTGCTGGTGCTGGGCATGGTCGGGCGGCTGGTGGATCAAACCCAATCCAATCCGTCAAAACCCGATTCAACCGGAGCCAACCCATGAATACCCGCATCCTTCATTTCATCGCGCTGAGCGTGGCCAGTGCGGCCGCGCTGGCGATCACCCTGGCCGCGTGCAGCTCGATCCCGCAGGGCGGCAAGGCGCAGCAGGACATCGCCGGCACCTGCATCGCCATCGCCGCCGCCGAAAACGCCTACGTGCTCGCCGCCAAGGCCGGCAAGGTGTCGCCTTCGGCCATCGCGCACGTGCAGCAGTGGATCGCCATCAAGCAGCCGGTGTGCAACGTCACCCCGGAGCCGGCGAGCATCCCGGCCGCGCTCTACGCGGCGCTGTTGCAGGCCGCGCCGGCATTTACCGCCGCCGCTCAGGGAAACGCCGTCCCCGCGCCGCCGGCCACGCACTGACCGCCTGCGCCCAGCGCTGGCGCTATCCGCCGCGCCCCGATTCGCCTTCCATCATCGAGAGCCGTCATGACCCTTTCCGACCTGCTGCAAACGCTGGAAAACCTCGCCCCCGAGATCGCCGCCATCGTTGCCGGTATCGACCCGAAGATCGCCTCCAGCGTGGCCACCGCCGAGCAGACGCTGGCCGCGTTGATCCCGCTGGTGAGCCAGTTCCAGGCGCTCAAGGCGGCCAAGAATGGCGTCGATCCGGCGCTGTGGGCGCAGATCGTGGCCAGTAACATCGCCGCCGATGCCGCCGTCGCGGCGCTGCCGCAGGGTTGATCGGTGATCGACGAGATCGACATCGCCAACGAGCGCATCGAGCGCGATCTGGAAGCGGCCATCGCCGCCCAGCTCGCGCGCGGTCAGGGCGAGTCGGTCAGTCTGGATGGCATCTGCTGCGATTGCGGTGGCGCCATCGAGCCGGCCCGGCTGGCGGCGTTGCATGGCTGCACGGTGCGCTGCGCGGCCTGCGCGCAGCAATTTCAGCACCACCTCAAGCCGCGCTGGCGGCTCTGACATCGGGCGCCCGACATGCATGTGAGCTTCGAATTGTGGCAGTTGATCACCCTGGCGATGGCCCTGATCGGCGCGTTCGTCGGCCTGGGCAAGCTGTTGATGGCGCAGTTCGCGCGCAACGTGCAGCGCGCGCTGGAGCAAATCCAGTCCGATTCGGGCAAGTGGCACGAGCTGGAGCTGAAATTCTACCAGCACCTGGCCGAGTTGCCGGTGGCGTATGTGCGGCGCGAGGACTACGTGCGCGGGCAAACGGTGATCGAGGCCAAGCTCGATGCCATCGCCAGCGAGGTGAAGTCCATGCAGATCGAGAGGAGGAAAGCGTGAGCATCGACATGGACCGCCAACGCCGCGAGCAACTGCGCTGGATTCTGCTGCTCGCGCTCAACCACGCGCGACCCTTCGGCGCCGCAGAGATGATGTTGCTCGGCACCGCGCAGGCGATCTATCCCGACGCCACCGCGCTGGAAATCCGTCGCGAGCTGGCCTACCTCGAAGATCGCGCCCTGGTCGAGATCGAGCGCATGCCGGCGGGCCCGTGGCGCGCTGCGCTCACGCGCACCGGCGTGGACATCGTCGAGTACACCGTCGAATGCGAGCCCGGCATCGGCCGGCCGCCGAAGTACTGGTGAGCCCATGCCGCCGCCGAGCAAGATCGACCAGTTGCCCGCCGAGGTGCGCGAAGAGCTCGACCGCGAGCTGATCGCTGGCGGCTTCAGCGGTTTCGTGCGCCTGGCCGAATGGCTGCGCGCGAAGGGCTACGAGATCGGCAAGAGCGCGATCGGCGAACGCAGCCAGCGCCTGAAGCGCCGCCTCGCGGCGATCACCGCCAGCACCGAGGCGATGAAGATGGTCGCCGCGGCTGCGCCCGACGATGCGGAAGATCGCAGCAACGCCATCATCAGCCTGGTGCAGACCGATCTGTTCGAAGCCCTGGTGGAGTTCCAGGAAGCCGCCGCCAACGAGGCGGACGACATCACCCCGGCCGAGCGCATCGCGCTGTACGGCAAAGCGGCGAAGAACATCGCCTCGCTCACGCGCGCCAGCGTGGCGCGAACGAAGTGGGCGAGCGAAGTGCGCACCCGGATCGACAGCGCCCGCGCCGAAATCCGCAAGCTCGCCACCGGTGCCGGCATGACGGAGGCGACGATGGCCGCCATCGACGCCCGCCTGCAAGGCGTGGTGGCGTGAGATGGGCAACGCGCGCTGTATCCCGGCCGATCCGAAGGCGACCTTCCTGCCCTTCCAGACGCGCTGGATCAACGATCACAGCCGCCTGAAGCTGGCCCAGAAACCCCGTCAGGTCGGCTGGTCGTGGTCTGCGGCCTACGCTGCCGTGCGTCGCACCGCCATGAAGGGCGCGAAATACGATCAGTGGGTGAGCAGCCGCGACGAAACCCAAGCCCGCCTGTTCATCGAAGACTGCAAGCTGTGGGCCGACGTGCTCCAGCTCGGCGCGGGCGATTTCGGCGAGGAAGTACTCGACGGCAGCGACAAGCAGACCGCCTACGCGCTGCGCTTCGCCAACGATCGCCGCATCCACTCGATGTCGTCCAACCCCGACGCCCAGGCCGGCAAGCGCGGCGGGCGCATCCTCGACGAGTTCGCGCTGCACAAGGATCCGCGCAAGCTGTGGGCGATTGCCTATCCTGGCATCACCTGGGGCGGCCAGCTCGAAGTGTTCAGCACCCATCGCGGCAGCCACAACTTCTTCAACCAGTTGATCCGCGAGATTCGCGAGGGCGGCAACCCGAAGGGCATCAGCCTGCACACCGTCACGCTGGAAGACGCGCTGGCGCAGGGCTTGCTGTACAAGCTGCAACAAAAGCTGCCGGCCGACGACGCGCGGCAAGAGATGGACGAGGACGCCTACTTCCAGTTCATCCGCTCCGGCTGCGTCGATGAAGAATCGTTCCAGCAGGAATACATGTGCCGCCCCGCCGACGACGATGCGGCCTTCCTCGAATACGACCTGATCGCCGCCTGCGAGTACGACGCCCTGGCCGACTGGCAGGCCATCGAAGGCCGCGAGCTGTACGTCGGCGTGGACATCGGCCGCAAGCGCGACCTGACCGTGATCTGGGTGGTCGAGCGCCTCGGCGACGTGCTCTACACGCGCGAGGTGATCGCCCTGCGCAACATGCCGAAACCTGAGCAGGAGGCCATCCTGTGGCCGTGGATCGCCCGCGCCCGGCGCACCTGCATCGACGGCACCGGCCTGGGCATCGGCTGGGTGGATGACGCGGTGCGCCGCTTCGGCGATTCCCGCGTCGAGGGCATCACCTTCACGTCCAAGGCCAAGGAAGCGCTGGCCTATCCGGTGCGCGGCGCGATGCAGGACCGCAAGCTGCGCATCCCCTACAGCCCGGCCATCCGCGCCGACCTGCGCTCGGTGAGCAAGCAAACCAGCATCGGCGGCAACATCCGCTTCACCGCCGAGCGCACCGCCGACGGCCAC